ACACCGATCAAAGACAGAGTACGTGATCTATGGGCACAATTGGACTTGGCAGAACCATTCTCTTGGGGAAGTGCAACTGAATTCATGAAACGATATTGTAATGCCAAGCCCAATCGTTGGGGAGGTTTTGATACCACTGGTTCTTCCAATATGAGAGAGTTATCCACAAGGCTCAAGCATTGTACTCACAAGATTGATATCCGAGACACCCATAGAAATTTGCCTGACAAACGTAGACAATCGTTCTATATAAGTCCCGAAGATCAATGTAGAGCAACTGGTGGTTTTGCAATGGAATTAAGGGAAGCAAAGAAGATAGGTGGCACAGCTATGTTGGAAGTAAGATTGGCACAAGCATCTTCAATGAAACGTCGTGCCATACTAGACTTAATTGCAGACCATTGTCAGAGCAATCACAAAGTGGTTGTTTTCACAGGTCGTAGACGTGACGTAGAAAGTCTTCGAGTTGATCTAGGCAAGCACAAGGTTATCAAAGACTTGAATACATCAATTTGGTCGGCACATGGTGGTGTATCGTCTCAGAATAGACAAGCATTGGTTGATGAATACATGGCACACAGTGGAGAAAATGGTTGTGTGTTGATTGGTACTGGTGACTCTTTTGGAGAGTCATTGAATTTGCAAGACACTGACGCAGCACTTTTCACCATGTTGCCATATACAGTAGGTCAGATCCGACAATGGGAGGGTAGATTTTGTCGTTTAGGTCAGAAACGTCCTGTCTGTATCTATTATTGCATAGCCGAGGACACAGTAGACGAGCATATCGCAGACATTTTGTTATCAAAATTTCAGCCTGTCGAGGAAGTCATTGGTGACGTAGAATTAGCAGAAGCAAGACATGTCATTGGTGGTATCGACAATGAAGATGCCATTTTGGATAGTATACTATCCAAATTTGGAGAGTCAGATGAATAGCATGACAATCAATGAATTCAGTGAACACACAGGTTGGAATGTCGAAAAGATACGAAATTTCCTCCGAGAACGTGTTCTTCCCTATGAAAAGATAGGTGGACGAACAATGATTGTGGAGAGTCAAATTTCAAAGCAAATTCGCAATTGTTATGGAGCATTGACGATCAAGGCTTGGAAACGGAAATTGCCTATGATACCGACAAAAACTCTGAGTAGTATTTTTCGTGACAGACAAATTCCCTCCTGTGGCACAATACGAAAACAACCTTATTTTCTTTGCAAAGACATTCTCCAATCGTTACAAGATCCTTTGAATGAACATGAAAAAATCATAAAAGAGGTCTTATCGTGACAAACGCATATCTTTTCATCTTGGTCATAATTTGTCTTTGTATATTCACAATGGTCATGTTACCACCAGAAGACTAGGTCACAGACTTATTACACTTCTGACAAAGGATATTCTCATGATATTACTAAATGCTGGACCCTCTGAACGAGGTTGGTCACGATTGGGTGCAATGCTACAATGCCCACAAAAGTATGCCTATTCCTATGTTCTTCCCGAAGAGGAGGGTGGTGGAAAGCAATTGAAAAACAAGACCCCTATTGTGCGAGGTTCTTTGATACATACAGGGTTGGCACATCATTATCGACGTGTCCAAGCGAGGGCAAGTGGAGAGGACGAAAACCAATGGTTTAAGCCGCTTGATGCTATTGAATTGCAAGCTGTACAAGATGGTGATGAAGAATGGCTGAATGAGGTAGAGTATTGCCAAAAGGCCTTAACTGCATATGTCGAGCATTATGGAAAAGAGACATTCCAAGTGGTGGCAGTGGAGCAAGGAATTTATTGCGTCATTGGTGAACACAAGGTGACTGGACGAGCAGACTTGATCATTCAAGACCGACGTGGGAAGATATGGATCGTTGATCATAAGACGACAGGTCGTATCAACAATGCCCAAAAGAAGTATTATGGTATCAGTGGGCAATTGATTGGCTATGAATACATGGGCAGACAAATTTTTGGCGACAAGTGGGGTGGTATGCTGCTTAATTTGGTTCAACACAAATCTCCGTACAAATATCAAAGAGTAGAGTTGCCTCCTGCTCCCAATATGTTGGCTCGTTTTCCTCAAATGGTTCGAGAGGCAGAACGTCGAATTGTAGAATTACAAGATCGTCCAGTGGACGAGTATCCAATGGCTATGAATGAATTGGTCTGTTATCATCGATATGGTGCATGTGAATGGATCGAAAAATGCAAATGGGGGAAAAATTTCTAACAATGCCAAATTTTGGCTTGACAAGAATTAGCACTTCAATTATTCTTTTAATGACTTTTATATACACTAACTTTACGGAGCAAATATGACTCAAGAACCTGCATTGGTGTTAACCTATGGTCCAAGTGGTTGTGGAAAAACGACAGATTGTGGTTTTTCATTTCCAAACGCACTTTTCATTGCCACACAAGGTGCGTTACAATCAATACAAAATACATGTGGCTATGTTCCAACGTCTATGGACGTTGACTCAATTCAAGATGCCACCAAACTCATTCTTTCGATCAAAGACAAGGGCTATGACTCTGTTGTTGTTGACGATTTTTCGTTTCTTACGGAGAAGACGTTTGCAAAACTCGAGAAAAAATTCAAAGGGTTTCAACTTTGGGGAGAATTGCGAGAGGTTACTCTCGAATTTCGTAACGCAGCTAGATATGCGGGTGTTCACGTCGTTCTCAATTGTTGGGAAAAGTCTCCTAGAAAGCACAATGATGGTTCCTTTGTTCGTGGTGGTCCTATGTTGAGTGGAAAATTGCCAGAGCAGCTGCCGGCCATGTGTGACCTCGTTTTGAGGTGTGGACGAGATATGAACAGAAAACCTTGGAGCGGTGTATACAAGTGTGAATTGTCCCAAAATTACGTCATGAAAGACCGTTTCAATGTATGCTATGACTTGAACCCAATACCAATGAACCTAGCCGAAATTTTGCGTTCTGTGGGCTTGCAAGTGACTCGTTTGAAAGGACTTGAATGGCAAGAGGAGATTGTGGAACAAATGTCCAATGAATTAGCCAATTCAGACATTGATCTCGTTTCCTATATAGAGAGTCTTTATACGAATTTAATTCAAAATGGTATCGATCAAAAACACGTTCGTTGGACTATCCGAGATGTTTTGGATCGAACAGTTATCAAAAGAACACTTCTTACAAAACAAGAGCGATTTTTCGCTTAATTTTTCACTAACGACACGACAGTGTCATTTCTAATAGGAGATTGTTATGCAATCCAACAACAATGGTTCGTCCAACCAAAACTGGACACTATCTTTCACTGGCTTGAGTGCTGATGAAACAATCGGAATGGCTCGACTAGATGCCGAGGAGGGTTATTACCTTGCCAAAATCGATAATGTTTCAGCCTCTGATCCATCTCGACCTGATGTTATCTATTTCGATTGTACTGTAACTGAGGGAAAATTCCAAGGAGCACGTATTTCAAAAGGTATCAAATTGCCAAAAAGTGCCTCTCTTAATGGAAGTCAAGTAGGTCAAACCAACAATCATTTCGTGTGGACTTCTTTGTTCCAAGCAATTGGATACCAAACTAATTCATTCGATCAAAATCAAAATGGTGGTCAACAATTCCAAGTACAACCTAACCAATGGATTGGTTTAAATTTACACGTTTATTGGAAACCAGCGAACAAAGATCTAGGTATATATCGAGAATTGCTATTTCTTACAAAGCCTGTTTGGGACTCACGAAAAGCATTATTTGAGAAGACGAATAGTATACAAGCAACGCAAACTGCACCTATTCAAAAGCCTGCAGCTGTTCCTCCTCCTCGTCAAGCACCAGTACAACAAGCACCAATACAACAAGCACCAGTACAACAAGCATCCGTACAAACTGCTCAGTATCAACCCCAACAACAAAGTAATGTTGTAGCAGGTTTCTCCGGTGGAGGTGGTGTCAACCAAAATCTTGTCAATGGTGGTGGTGAAATTAACACTGCTAGTCTTATGTCTCAACTTAATCGTGGAACACATGGTTAATGAAGACGTTATTTGACGTTATTTATCGGTGTGGGTTACTATAGTGTAACCCACATTCAATTCTACCATAAAGGAGCAAAAACCAATGAATACCAATCATAAAGTACAATCTAATGGACTCATTATACCTGATCTTTCTGTGAAGAAAACAATCAATGACTTCGATCCTGCCACCCCCCAAGAGATAATGATGAATATGGTTATTCCCATAAATGAAGCACTTGGCAAAGGCATCCCCCCCAATCAGCCCACAGCTGTTCCCTTGGAGGCAATGGCTCGTTTGCTACGTACAATCACAAACATGGCAAGTGTTTTGGAGCAGACCGAATTGCAATTAGTTTCCCTATTAAAGGAGGAAGATTTTTTTACAAAGACACAACAAGACGTAATTCGAAAATTACCTTTGTTCAGCCAATTTGCAGTTTTGGATCTTGAAAATATAGGCAAAGATGATGACAAACCCAACAATGAGTGAATTGCAAAAACTATTCACAAGCCTTTTTGACAATGAAAATTCTCAATTCGTCGCAGAACCCGAGGATAGCAGACTCAGTGCCAATGTATTACTGAGTGCATTGACCAATAGTGATGAAAACAAGCGAAACAAAATTGTATGTAGTGCAAGAGTGACCTTTTGTGGCGAGATACATGGACGTTCGCTTTTTTTACATGTTGAATTGCCTTTTCTTATGACCGACGTTGCCTCCCATATCACAGAAGCACACGTACAAAATCCGAATTCCGAGGAATTTCATTGGTTTATTCACACTGCTCTTATGCAGGAGATTGAGTCTGAAGCAAATCGTGTATTGCAAGTGCTTGTAGCCAAGAGTGTTTCTGGTGATGTGGAGAGAGACAAAAACTTTCGCATATCCTATCACAATGTCAGATTGGTCGAGGAAGATGAATAAGAGTCCACTTTGCAATTGTGAAGAATGTCCTTTGCGAGAACGTCAATTTGTGGCTACCACTGGCGACCAATCGCCAACAATTGCAATTATTGGAGATCACCCTAGTTATGACGACACGTTATATAAAATGCCTTTTTCAGATAAAATGGGAGAATTCATTCGGACTCAGCTATGGAAAAATGGAATATCTCACAATGAGATATTGTATACGAATGTCATTGCTTGTAAGCCCAAAGAGAAAATTGACGTGGTAGTGCGTACTGTTGATAGGCAAAACATGTCTGTCAAAAAGAGCAATAGGGAGCGGACAAATAGAGGTTTGATGCCCTTTCCTCTCAAGCCTATCCCTCAAGATGCTTGTAGAGGACGTTTAATCAATGAATTACAAGGTATTGACAAATTCGTTGTTTTTGGAACAATTGCCTTACATTCGATAGTTGGAGACAACGTCAAGGCAAAGAATTTGCGAGGTTCTCCGATAGAGGTTGAATTTGGAGGACGTGTGGTAATGGTGTTTCCAATGTTGCACCCACGTTTGCTATATAAATTTCAGCAGTGGAGAGAGGTTTTTGTTTCTGACATTGCCAAAATGACTCGTTTGTTCCATAGTGATCAAAAATGGGAGGAGCCAAGCATATTGTATCGTCCTAGTATTTCTCAGATAGGGGTATTTCTATCGAGTCCAAACATACCTTTTTGGTCATTTGATATAGAGGTAGATGGCATAGACTCTTTGGTCGTCCAAATTCGTTGTATTTCGATAGGTCACAACAAAAATGCTATCGTCATACCTTTTCAGCAAAAACGTGGCAAATTTCGGTATTATAGCCAATCAGATGAACAAAATATTATTTATCTGCTCAAGGAATTCTTTGAAAATCAGAACATTGTGAAAGTTGGTCATAACGTGGGCTATTTTGACAATGTTGTGCTATTCAAACAATTTGGTATTCATTGTGTTTCTTTGGTAGACACCATGATCCTACACAAAATCATTTCGCCTAGGTTGCCGCATAGCCTAGGATTTTGTGGAAGTCTGTATACAGATGCACCAAATTGGAAAGAAAATCGACGTGTGAGAGGCCAACAAGAAACGGATCACGATCTGCATAAATATTGTGCCTATGACACGATAATAGCATCTGAATTGGTGGTGAAATTATGGAGAAAATGTGTGGCATTGGGATTGGAAAATCTTATTCATACCGAGCATGTCATACAACGGATTTGTTCTAAGTTGCGACTTACAGGACTTTATATTCACCCAATCAAAATAACGTCTGACCTACAAAAACACGTCAACGAGGAAACAAAAAGACTTCACAATGACTTCAATTCCCATTCCAATGTTCATGGTTTCATCACTTCCACCAACCCTTTACAGCTTGAAAAAATGAAGCACAAAGGCTACTTTTTCCCAAAGACCGATTGGGTCTTCATACAAATCACTTTTCCATACTTGGAGACATTGGTATTTGCTTGTCTTCACAACATAGATATCCACACTGACTATTACAAATCAATGGTTTCTGCCTCTCAACCAATCAACTTTGTTGACGTGGAGAACAAACTTTTCAATACCAAGATTGATAAGAAACTGTTGTGTTGTGTTCGAGAGTCTAGTCAATTCCAAAATTCAATTGCTGAAACATATGAGAGAGTTAAGTCTCGGTACAACGACATATCACTGAAAGAAATTAGGTTTTTGGTCGAGCGGTGGAGAGCCAATATTTCATTAGATAGCATCCAAAATAAATTCCTTGAAATATGGCGAGAAAAAGGCAGTATTTCAGAACCTATAATGCAACGACGATTTGTTATCGTAGGTGATGAAACAGAGTCTGAATTGCATAAATTCCAAACCTATGGTGCCATTGCCAGTATTCTTCGTGAAATAGTGATGTTGATTGACTCTAACATGTTGGAGAACGCACAATTGGTATACATAGACCGAACCGAAATTTTGTTGGAATGTCATGGCAATTCTGCAAAAGATACAAAAAATTACATAACTGACTTAATTACACAACATCAATTCGACTTGATTGGATCGCCACTTGTTCCCAACGTCGAGATTATCTTAGAGTGGTAGGAGATAACCATGAAAATATTTATTGGCTTTACGATTGAATGGTCTGATGAAGATCGAGAAGTAGTGATAGCCCACGTTTTGGAAAACTTCTCAAAAGTTTTTCAACAAAATGTCGTGGTCTACGATTGCAAACAAGTATTCCAAGATGTATTTCCCGATTGCGAGGGTTGGGACGGGTATGTAGATCATGTTTCTGTAGGACGAGATTTCTATTCACGAAAACCAAATTTCGATATTTTGATATTGCCACAAAGACAGCTGGGTAGAGTCACTGCTCAAATAAGTCAAAAGTTTTTGGAACAAAAAAAGCCTGTTTTGTTCCTAGAACGAATTCCTACTTGGACGTATCAAACAGTGACAGAAGTTGTCACCTTAGATGATGAAAATTGGAAACAAGGCTGGTCAATTACATGTTCGTAGGCTATAGTGTATAATGCCATTTGACATTGATTGTGAATGGTGTAACATTACCAAAATGGAGATATCAATCATGACATTAAAAGAAATTATCGACGCACTTCAAAAAGAGGGCTTAACAATGGAGCAAATTGCTGCAAAGTCTTCTATTTCAGAACGTACTCTCTATCGCTACAAGCAAGATGGTACTGCCAAGAACGAAGCACTTGCAATTATGGTTCTCAAAAACCTACTTCGTGACTTGCTTAATTCAAAAGCAACTAACTAACTGACTAACTAACTGACTACTAACAGGAGCACTATATGCACTTACAACGCATAAAAGGAAACATTAAGGGTGGAATACCCAACTATATTAATTTGTCGCCCAAGACCGTAATTTGGGGTGAGAATGGCAGTGGAAAATCAACCATAACCAATGCAATTGAATTGGTTTGTGGAGGTTTTGCTTCTGACGTAATGGGTCGAGAAGTGGTGCGAAAACCATCTGATCTGATCGTATTGAAAGGGCTTGGACTTCCCAAGCAAACATTGAAAATACAAGGTGAATTATCAAATGGATCGCATCTGATGTATGAATTGCGAAAAACAGAAAAGGGAGCGGGCAGACCAAGGCACCAAGGACCACAAGGACTGGTAGTAAAGTTTCCATTCCAAGAGGTCAAAGAGAACCTAACAGGCAGTGCCGACAAAGCCAAAGCATGGCTATCGAGTAATTTGCCTATCGACAAGTATCTTCAAGTATCTCCTCAACTACGAGATCAAATAAATTACTATCGAGATACGAACCCTAATGCACCACTATCGGAGATTTTGGATACCATACAAGAGGTTCACAAACGTCGAATAAAGGAAGCAAAGACCGAAATTAAAGCATGTGAAATGACCAAAGAAATGTTGGGCAAAGATTTTGCTCCGTTGGAAGAATATGTCGTGAAGCAAGCTGAGGAGCGAGCCAACGAATTTCTTCAACAGATTATGTCTATGGGCAAAGCGATACAAAAACAAGACGTAGAGGTTGCTATGGAACAGTTAATTAAATTGCAAAAAGAAGCAGAGTCTGTTCGTTTGGAATTGCAAAGTCTCCAAGGTGTACAAGGTGTTTCTGAGTCTGAAAGAAAAGAGATAGAAACTTTGGAACACTTGTATCATGTCCTTGTATTGGATCAACAATATCAAAATTGTTACGTTTGTAATTCGCCCAAGACAGGGAAACGAATTCAACCACAACAAGTGCTTGATCTTTTGGAACAAGTCAAGTCACGTCAACAAGCAAGTCAGAAACGCACTGACTTAGAAGTCAATTTGGCACGTCTTACCACTGAATTCACAACACAACAAGCCAAGTACAATTCCTTGGCACAAGCATTTGATGTACAACAAAGATATGACGTTGACATACATCATAAGTACAACCAAGCGGTGAAAGAGCATGAGTCACTGAAGACGAAATACAAGAATTTTGAACAAGTCAAAGACTTGAATAGCAAAATGGAAGTTTTGAAAAAGTCTATCGAAGAAGACACTTTGCTTGTGGAACAAGCTGCCCAACAATCATCTGACGCAATACAACAAGCGATTGAAGTGTTTTGTCAAAGTGTGACACAGTTTCTTCCTCAACAGTACGAATTTATCATGGAATTAACCAATAATTACTGTCGTATTGGAATGTTGAAATACGGAACAAAGTGTTTCGCTGTTTCTGGTGCAGAATGGGTATCAATGGTTTTGGCAATTGCATCTGCAACCACTGAAAATGATCCAAATTGTCTTTCGATTTTCATACCAGAGGAACGTGCTTTTGACCAAGAGTCTTTTCAACATTTGATGTTAGCACTTCAAAACGTGCAAGGTCAAGTCATCTTAACTTCAACACATTGTCCTCCATCTATAGAGGGTTGGACGAATGTTCACTGTACCTATATCCCTTTTTAATCATACATAATAGGAGAAAATTATGTCAACACTAAAACCGACTCAAGATCGAGTCGTCGTCAAACGTGACGAGAAAAAAAATGAACATAACGGTATCATATTGCCTACCGAAAGCATCGAGAATTCCAATATTGGAATAGTTATCGACGTTGGAGAGGGTAAGTATTCCGTTGAAACTGGTATATTGCTACCAATGTCTGTGAAAAAGGGCGATAGAGTCGTATTTTCCAAGTATGGTGGGCAAGAAATAGAGCATGAGGGTGATAAGTACATCATTCTTCGAGACGACGAAATTATGGGCATTTTGGAGGCAGAATAACAATGAAAAGAAATAGAACAAAATTTAGACGTGGTCCTATCCGAGTAAACTATCTTATCGAAGACTATGACAAACATACATTAGACCGATTTCGTGAATATCTAGCCGATACAGGCATTAAAGATGCGACGATAGACAATTACATGTCGTCGTGGAAAACGAATAAGAACAACGCACAAACCACAAAACGTCACTTCCACAAGTTTATTACAAGTGATAAGGGCGAACGTGCAAGAATTCGCAAAATGAAGCAACAAAGATTTGTTGATACAAAACCAACACCAAATCTAAGTGCAGACGACAAATTTAAGCGTTTGTTTGACAAGTCGAAAGCCAAAAATATGCAGGCTACTGTTCATCCTTCTTCAGGTACATTGTATGTGGATTGTGGTGATCATATAGAAGTAGAACCAATATCTGAACGTATTGAAAGGGAAAAAAAGTCAGCGGAATTGCGGGCACAACTAGAACGCAAGTCTGAACGTCCTCAAACGAAAAACAAGTCATTGGAATTGTTGTCACCACCAAAGCCCAAGTCTGACGAAGACATATTGAAAAATCGTTTTGAGCAAATATTTGCATTGGATATGCCATATCAATACAAATTGAATTTCATTTCTACTATTATATTGGCTGAGTGTGACTCAAATAAGCATCACGATAAATGGATCGAGGACGACGAAGAATGAGATACATATCCTTATTTTCAGGAATAGAAGCAGCCAGTGTTGCTTGGTCAAACTTAGGTTGGACATGCCTTGGGGTCAGTGAGATAGACCCCTTTGCATGTGCCGTTTTGAAACACCATTTTCCGAATGTTCCCAATTTGGGGAATGTATCGGACATTACAAAGGAACAAATCAATGAACTCAAAGAACAACACCCAACTGAGCCTCTTATCGTGGTTGGAGGAAGTCCCTGTCAATCATTCTCAATCGCAGGAAACAAAAAAGGACTCTCAGATCCTCGAGGACAGCTCATGTTTCAATATATCCGAGTCGTTAAGATCGCACGTCCGAAGTACTTCGTCTGGGAGAATGTGGGAGGTGCCTTGTCAAGTAACAAAGGACAAGACTTCGCTTGCTTGCTCGAAGAAATGGCTCAACTCGGGTATTCTTTATGCTGGAGAGTGTTGGACAGCCAATACTTCGGGGTCCCCCAAAGACGCAAACGAGTCTTTCTTATCGGATGTCTTGGAAACCCAAGAGGTGGATACGAAGTACTATTTGAGTCAGAAAGCAGCCAAGGGAATAATGAGCCGAGCAGAAAAACGAGGAAAGAAGATCCCACCAAAACTGAAACAAGCATTGGAAAACACGATAGAAGACAAAAAATAACAATGCTGAAAAATACCCAATCTTCAACGAGTTGTTACGAACAAACAGAGACTTCATTCACTTTGACAGCTGCTATGGGAACAGGAGGTGGTCATGTTCCAATGATCACAGGACAATCTTTGCATGAGTCTCGGAAACAAAGATGTGGATATGAGGAACAAAAGATATGTCCTACACTTGAGTCTGCTATGGGCAAAGGGGGTGGCAACATTCCTATGTTGGTCACAGAACAATCCTTTGGACAGTACAAGTTTAACAATATATCGGCTACACTTCGTGCAGCCCGAGGTTCTTTGGACTCAAATCTTGTCATTCAACATGACCTTGACTTTGAAACTGTTGGCACCTTGTGTGCCAGAGACTACAAGGGTGTTGCAACCCATGATCTTCCAAAAGGGCAAAAACTGATTTGTGAAAGACGAGCCTTTACTCAGAATTCTCGTTGTGAGGTTCGTTACATAGGTGGTGACGGTAATTCAGTGGGTGGCTTGAGTGCAAATTCAGGAGCACATCAGACCAATTATATCCAAGAAGAAGTTGTTTATGTTGCTCCTAACAATGAAGACGTTGCCGCTCCTATTTCCAAAGCGAATGGGGAAGTGTGGGAAAACCAAAAAACATTTATGTCGTTGTCTACGGGTGGTGGTCAACTAGGACATGGACATGCAAGTGTACGCATTGAAAACAAGGTTCGTAGACTCACACCAAAAGAGTGTGAACGTCTTCAAGGCTTTCCTGATGATTGGACGAAAATACCTTATCGTGGAAAAGAAGCAAAAGATTGTCCTATGTCGCCAAGATACAAGGCTTTGGGAAATAGCATGGCAGTGCCTGTTATGCAATGGATAGGAGAACGTATCGATTTGTTTGAAAAGTACGGAAACTGCGACGATCACAATTTTGAACCTACCAACAAACCTAAAAAAAAAAGTATCGAGTCACACACTGCATAAGTGGCAATCTTGCTCAAGGACGACCGAACCCAACAATGAACCAATTGGGTATTAGACAAGACGTTTCATACGTTCTTAATGCTACTGATGTTCCTGCAGTGTACATGGAACCAATTGCATGTGATATGTGGAATTTGACGATAAGTCATTCCACCTTTCAGACTCTTACTACCCATATTACACATGGTAATTTTCCTCAAATACTCGTTCCCAAAGCCAAAGACAAAGAAGATGAATAAACCATTGCACCATACTTGTTTCACAGTGAATTTCTACGACGTAAATGGGCGATCTAAGTCCACCAACGGAAAGGTTCGTAAGGATAGACCTAACGGAGGTTTATACATTCGAGAAGTGGATATTGCAGGCTCTGTCACTACAAGTGGGTGCAGTGGTATATTGGTAATTGAAAATAGAGTGCTACCACCAATTGCAAAGTTTGAAGATACGCAATACAATAGTGATGAAAACAAAGAGGTTCAACATGGCAATATCCAATCAGACAATTGTGGGAACAAATGCAGCAGTGGCAAGTGCAGGAACAGCAGTGACACCGGCACAAGCACCATTTGACAATACCCATACAATCATAGTCTACAACCCTGATGCGTCCAATACGATATATCTTGGCTTTACCACTGCAGGTTCTATACCTATTGCAACAGCTGTTTTTGTTCCTGCAGGAGCAACAATCACTTTGGCAATTGGTCCGAAAAGTGCAAGACCACCAACTGGAGATTTCAAAGTAGATGCTAGTGGTGGCACACCTACTGCTCGTATCACTTACATCAACGGAACATCATCGTAATTTTGGACTTGTCATGCGACATACATATCCTTTCCCATATCACACCTATTCTCGTTTGGACATGGCAGCTGGCTCTGTTTGGAAAACGATAACTCGAGACGATCAGACCTTTTCACAGGGACCACGTTGGCAAGGTACATTTTCGTCTGCGGCAAGTGGTGACTCTACTGCCATGACAATTGAATTAGATTGGACGTTGCCAGTGCCAGCAACACAACCCGATAGGGTTGCGTATTCGGTATACGATACAGGGTTTTCGTTTGCTCCCTCTGCAAAGACTCGGATATTTGCAGTGTTGTTGGAATTTACAGACATATCGCAATTGACAATCGCCAATTCCTTGCAAAAACTGATCTGTGGTCCATATGTTGCCGAGGTTGCCTTGGGTTCAAGGGTTGCTACGACTTGTGGTGCGTACAGTGGTATTGAAATAACGGGTGGAGCAGTGCCTGTAGATGGTAATTTCTTAACCTATTCACCTGAGTCTGTCACTGCGGCAAATCTCATTTCTAGTAGTACTGACGGACCGACCATTCAGAACATGTACTTGGTGCTCACGATATTGCCTAATGGAGAAATTGTATATAACTATTATCAATACCAATTCGACAATTCAGGAAATGTCACATGGTCAGGGTTAGTGAAGAACAAATCTAGTGGTTTTCAAAGTCCCAGTGGTGGTGCTACCATTAAAATTGGTGCATGGTTTGGTACTGGAAAAACTGCTCAACAAGTTGGTGATAATTATACATTCAATTATCGTCTCAAATATGCTTATGCGGAGCTGTCCTAATGTTAGTTTTACCAAGCAAATCTACCTTTCGTTCTCGTCTTNTTATTCCTAGTGAGGGTTTGAAATACAAACGTCTTAGTGCATCTGATTTAACCTTTGATAGCGGTGGATACACTACATTCACAGGTGTTGATAGTGGTACGGATATCAACGTAGAATTGGCAGGTAATTTGGCATCCACAAATCTCTCCACTATTGCATATGCGGATTACGATACGCAAATACCAAGTGATCCAACAGGAACGACAAATGCTGCATGGTTGGTGTCTTTGTACTTGTCTTTTGATACAAGTGGTTTTTCAGGTGGAGAAGAACAAAATTTAGGTTTGTATTTCTTCAATGCTTTGCCAGATGATGGTCCAGCCAATGGAACGGGCTACTATGGTGGTGGTACGATTTCTGTAACTGCTCAACCCAATCGTTCTATACGTCAATATGACGTGAAAGCCAAAAATGTTAGTGCATTACCCACCACAGGAGCGATAGTAAATACTGCCACTCAAATGACATGTAATATTCTTATTCGTAGATATGGAAGTGGTGGAGGTGGTTCTTCCACAAATAAGATAAGAAGTGAATTTGGGGTGTTTTCGTTTGGAGATGCAAGTGGCTATAGTGCGACTTCACAAACAGATAATACCAATTATGAGGTTGCAAGTGGCAACAATCTCCATATTGGTTTTTGGTGTAGTCGAGCGACCTCGGGTGCGTTCACGAACAATTTTACCATAAACGAATTTTCCTATGCCATACTCGATATGATACCATGAACAATAATGACAATCGCAGACCAAGATACATATCTACTATGCTATTCACCAATGGTGGTGGTGGTGGTGGTTCAGGTACAATTACTGTTCAAGACGAGGGTTCTGAAATTAGTAACACTGTTCAAACATTGAATTTTATCGGTGCTGACGTTCAAGTTTTGGGTAGTGGTTCTTTGGTGTCGATATATGTTCCTCCTCCGACCTTTGCAAGCCACTTTAACACTTCAGACGGAACGACCACAGGAACGGTTTCAGAAGACATATCTCGAACCACTGCTCGTATTTCCACACCCACTTCAGAGGGAAATCCTTTTTCAACGGGTGGAACTGAGGGAACCAATCAACCTGCAACTTTATCGTCTACAGTTACATTCACGACGGGTGGTGATGTGACAGGGTTTGGGGGTGATAGCACCATGACAGTTACAGTGTATGATGCTAATGGTTCTTCTGTCCTTGAAACGCATACCACAAGTGCCATAACAGGTGACGGATCGTATGGCTCAGGAAATATCACAATTACAATAGCGAGTTATGCCGCAGATACGACGAGGTTCAAGGCTCGTCCGACAATCACTGTAGCAATTGGCACCTTATTAACTGGTCTAGGAAGAACGGGTGGACGATATAATGTGTTTATTCGACAAACCACAGATAGCACAAGTGACGGTACTGGTCCGTATGACTATACCCAAACAGCTGTATTTTATGACACAAACCCCTCAACACCCTCTATCAGTGGAACAACCACTATTTCAGAAACTGGTGGCTCAGTGACGACAAAGCATCTAAGTGGTATAGAGTACTATACCACAGGAAGTCAATTTACTGTGGCAGTGGTTAATCTTGACAATTTGAATAGGAACACAGCAAAGACAAGTGATAATTTGACAGTAGATTTCACCAATTATGGTGTTTCTGATGTAACCCAAAGTCCGTTTGGTACAGGATCTTCGTTTTTCTCGGGTTGGACAAATGCCTTTGACAATACAGGTACTGACTACACAAGAACAACATTTTCTATTTCATCATCAAATTT